TGAAAAATAAAGATTCTGTTTTTAATTATGCTGGAATTTCGAAATCGCTTGATTATACGATTGCAATGGCTTCTCTATCTGAGTTATGTGTGTCAACGGATAGTGCTTTGATACATATCGGAGTTAGTCTTAATAAAAAGGTGTTTGGATTATACGCTCCATTTTCTGCACATATTCGAATGAGCACATATCCAAAAGATAAAACTGATTGGATCGAACCAGAAGTTTATCCATGCGAAGAAGGTCCCTGTTTTCGACACGGGCATTTGCCGTGTAAATTCGCTATTAACGGAATATCACCATGTTATGATAATATAAATATAGATAAATGTTTTGAGAAAATTGAAAGATTATTAGAACAATGATTGAATGGAAAATAATAAATAATTTAGATGATTATAAAATCAATAACCAAGGAATTATTAAAAGTTGTAAATTTAAAAAAGAAAAATTTTTAAAATTACAGACAGATTCAGAATAAAACTGGAGAATTATGAATGATTAAGCTATTTATCACTGTGAGAAATAGATTAGAAATTACTAAAAAGTGCATAGAAGCACTCGAAAGACACAGTTCTATGCCCCATGATATTTATCTCTACGATAATTCTACAAACTATCGTGTTCGAGAACATTTTGAATTTGCATATAATCTATATAAATGTGGATTAATCGCCCAATATACTTTTAATACAGATCGTAGTACTTTTGGCGCCTTTTCCAAAGCCGTATCCTGTAATCAATTTGGACAACATCATCTGATGGATCCTAAATGGAAATCGTATGAATTTTTGACAATTCTCGATAACGATATTATTGTCCTTCCTGGTTGGGATCATATAATAAAAAATGCATGGAATGATGTTAAAAAATATGGTATGGATAAAGAAATTAAAATAATTGGCCAAAGTCCGGGGGGAATTAGAGGTTCTAGGGTCAAAGATAAAAAATTTGCTGGATTTGATGCAAGATTAGGAAAGCTCGGAGGCAGTGGTTTTTGGTCAATTAAAACAGATTTTTTTAGAGATGTTGGATATTTAAATATCGCAAAACTTGTTGGACTCGATAAACGGCATGATCAACATTATTGGTCTCTTCTGGAAAAAGTGAATAAAGGTAAACCGTATATACTTGGTTTAAACACCAAATTATGTATTCACTGTGGAAAATTCGCAGGCAGTATTTGCAATATTCTTTCAAAACATAGAGGACAAAAAAATAAATCAGATAAAATAAAATTTGAAGATGCTGATAAAAAAATTGAAAATATGTCTTTTGATGAATTTATGAAAAACATTCAAAATGACGATTCCTTAGTCAAAGATTGGTGATTTAATGGAAATATATAAAAATTTAGATTTGAAAGATTTAGAATTGGAAACACCTAAATTATAAGGAAAACTAAAGTATGAAAGAGAAAGCTATACTGGTTGGATGTTTTGTTGGAGAATTAGGATGGGAGTTCATGCGCTTTAGTGCTATATTGCCATATTATTATAAAAAATACAAAAAACAAAATGTCAAATTTGTTGTGATGACTAGACAAGATAGATTTGACATATACGGACAATACGCTGATATTTTTGTTCCATTAAGAATCGATGGAGATGGAACAAAATATAAACCTGATTGTTTCAGATTGATGGGATATCCAGTTAAAAAATATATGAATGTTGTAAATCAATTTTATAATAAATACCAAAAGAGATTTGAAATTATAAAACATGTATATCCCAAAATGGAAAATAAATTATTTGCTAGAAAAAATCAATTTTCGAATAAAGAGATGATTTTCAAATGGAAACCGAGACCGGAAAATCTTCGGATTCTCGAATTATACATAAATAATGATAAAAAAATAATTGTATTGGCACCTAGATTTCGAAAGGGATTTAGAAGAAATTGGAGTAGATGGCAAGAATTTTTTGATATGATTATATCAAATAATAAATTAACTGAAAAATATAATTTTATTATATGTGGGAAAAATCCAGAATGCTTAGATGATAAGAAAAAAAGATTTTTAAATATCAACAGTATTGAATTGAACAATAATATTTCGGTGGTTGGATTAACAATAGAATGTATTAAAAAATCAATATTGGTTATTGGTTCCCAGTCGGCAATTCCTAATATGGCTATGTTTTTAGATACCGAATCGTTGATGTGGGGCCATCAATGTAGGCTACACAAAGTTACTTACAACATAAAAAAAACTCCGGTTCATTTCGTTGAAGATATGCATTATAATATTGGTCCCGATATAATATTTAATAAAATGATTAAATTATTAAAGAAAAAGGAGAAATAATGATAAACTGGAAAACGGCTAAAAAATACTGGTTAAAAACTTACCAGAATTCTAATTTTATTAATAAATCAAATTCTGAAGAAGAATGTTTGAAAGCTGAAGAATTTGTCAATAAATATGCCTCAAAAATAAGATGGGCAAAAACCATATGTGAGTTAGGAGTCGGAATTGGTAAACATTTAAATTATTTTTTAAAGAAGTACCCAAATAAAAGTTATTTTGGAAATGATTTTAATCCTGGTATGATTGAAATTATTAAACAATTATATCCTAATATTATTGAGAAATGTGAAATTAATATTGTATCTACAGATAAATATTTAAAAAAATATATAAAGATTGTTGATGCGATTTTCACATATGACCACTTAATGTACATTCCAGAAGATTTAATAGATTTTGAATGTACAAAAATATCAACACGGGTCAATAAATATATTTTAATACATGAAATAAATTCAAAGATTGATTATAAATATAATGATATAAAATCATTTATACGATTTGGCTTTGGAAGAGATTATACGAATATGTTTGATGATTTTAATTTAAAAGAAAAAGATACAGAAACAGTCATTATTAATAATAAAGAGGTTGAATTTAATACATATCTTTTTAAAAAAATAGGATAAATTTAAATGAGTGAATATAGTGACACTTTGAGAAGTATGATAAACAATGCTGATGATGAGATTGATTCTCTCGATGACGCAACAGCACAAATAATTACTCAAATAGAAGAATTAGAAGAACAACAAGATGGGATTTTATACGGGATGATGGATCCTGTCGCAATTGATTTGAGTAGTTATTTAGAAATTACAAAATTAGTCGAAGTTGGAGGAGACTACGTATCATTTGGTGTTGATTATAATGTCAGTAATTTGACAGATTGGGGAATATACCGAAATCCTGCTATCCTAATATATGAATATGGAGATGATAGCGATACTAGTATTATTGAATGGGTTAGCCAATGGAATTTTGGGTATGATTATATTAATCACACATTTGGTGTTACAGGAACATTTGGATTGCAAGCGAAGATCGATCAGTTACGAAACGCTCTTGATCTACTTTTAGCAAATAAATTGAAAATAGAAGATTCAAAAACAGAATTTGAAAATTATGCAAGTTAGGAGATTTTGTAATTGGAAATATATGAAAATAGAGATTTAAAAGATTTAGAAAGTGAAGTTTGGAAAGATATAGAAGAATATGGTGGAGATTACCAAATTTCTAATTATGGAAGAATTAAGAGTTTTAAACAACGTAAAGAAGGAAAGATATTATCACAAAATAAAAATAGTGCAGGATATTTATGTGTTGGATTATGTAAAAACAGAAAAGGTGAACCTAAATTAATTCATGATTTATTATTTGAAACATTTAATAATTATAAATTAAAAGAAAATGAATGTATTCATCATATAGATTTTAACAAATTAAATAATGATTTGAATAATTTTCAATTAATGACCATTTCTGAACATATGAGTTTACATCATAAAAATAAAATTGTTTCAGATAAAACTAAACAACTGATGATAAAAAATCATGCTGATGTTTCTGGAGAAAATAATCCAATGTACGGAAAAACTGGAGAAAATAATCCATTTTATGGAAAAAACCATTCGGAAGAAACTAAACAATTAATGAGAGAAAAGAAATCTGGAGAAAATAATCCACACGTGAAATTAACAAAACAAGATATTATTAAAATTAGAGAATTAAATCTAACTCAAAAAGAAATTGGGAGAATGTTTGGAGTTCATCAAGCAACAATTTCAGCTATAAAAAATAGAAGATCATGGAAACATATTTAATTGGTAAAAGGAGAAAAAAATGTCTGATAGAAAATTTACAAGCAACTGGTTGATATTGAACTGTGAAAGAATATCTAAACTTTTAAGAGAACTGGAAACATATGAACTTAAAGGATCGTACGGAGGAAATATTAATCTTAAAGAAGTAATTCGAATAATCAAAGGTGCAAAAGAAGAGATTGAAATTCTTTCAAGAAAAGTTGAGAGATTGGAAATCCAAGTTCAAGGTTTAATTCCTCCTATACGATATCAATAAATCTAATGATAAAGAGTAAGAAAAAAATAAAGATAAATAATTGAATCGACCAAGATTTCCATGAAGGATTTCTTGGCCGATTCGTTGATTGAATCAATCGTCGTATATTAAAGGACTTTTTCCGTTGTTGTATTTAATGATCAATGTCTTAACTGTTCTCCAAAAAATCTTATCACAAAACATAATTATAATCTCAGAGTTCATTGGAACGGTTATGAAATATGCACCGTCCATTAGGATGCCAATTGAATGTCTTTTTGGTGGCTGATTATCAATTTGTTTTGTATTATCGTTGTAGTTAGATGTCCACTTCTCAGTGGTTTCATACCCATTATGAATAATGGTAGATAACTGTTCAACCGCAATATCACGTTCGTCACAATATTTTTGGATATCAAGATTTAAAGCCATTTTTTCATTGTGGGTGAAATAGCTCTTAACGATGCTATGGAAAATCTGATTCATTGGAATTCTCCTATGGAGTTAGATATGAAGATCTGGAAGCCAA